TCAGAAATATTGCGTTTTTTTAGCCGTTCGGCTGATCCGGTAAGGTATACGGCTCCTTGCATTCTGTTATTGTGAATAGGTTTATCTCCGTCCGTGACATTCTGACAGACGAAGCAGTAAGTGTGTCCATCAGAATACAAGGAATTTGCATCTGATGAACCACAGTTGTCGCAAGGTAAATGCCTTACGAACTCGTTCTCGGTCATGTTAACCAATCAATCGGTATGTCATGGTAAGCTGTCCATGGAATGTCGTGCTTTTCACACCACATCGCATAGGTAGTCTTACTATTTTTATTTATTTTATTATAAGGTGCTTGGAATACCATACGTAGATCCATGTCTGGATTATCTTTTTTCACAGCCAGTATCTTTCTGCGATCAGCAGGTGCCCAATAACCTTTGGCTTCCAAGTAAACGTGATTAGGAAGCACAAAGTCTGGGCAATAGTGGTGTTGAATTGTATAAGATATCTTTTCAGACTCATACTCGTACTGAACTCCAAGCGTTACGAAGAGAGTAGCTATTCTCTCCTCTAACTTGGATTTAAATTTAGAAGTCGTCGTCATCTTCAAGGGAACTAGGTGCAGTATCTGGAACTATATTAGGATCAGATGCCTTATAGCCTGAAGACTTACCGAATAACTCAGCTACCTCATTAGCATCTAAGTCACCTGTGTCTACGCCTGCCTCACCTTTTACGGAAATAACTTGTACGCCAACCAACTTAAGAGAACTACCATAGGTAACTCCATCTCGGAGGATATAAGGTTTTTGATAGAAACCAAGTTTAACAGTAGATCCCGCATATAAAGGTATTTTTACGTCAGTAAGTTGAGTTCCTTCCGTGTCGACTACTGGAGGACGTGTCTCTTCATTCCAAGAGAATTTTAATTTATACTTATCCTTTGAAACCTCTTC